TCTCCTCTAGCAACGTCAGCTGATACTAAATATTTATTATTTAATTCTGGATTTTTCCATATCCACATATCATCATTAAATCTTTTTTCTATTGGTTCACATACACTCTTATCTTGGATTTCTTTTATTAATTCACCTGGAATTACAGATTGACCAGAACTTATAAAATCACAATCACATTCTTGTGCTGCCATATCTGGACCTAATAATTTATTTTGATCATCTCTCCATTGTTGTCCACGATTTGGATGAACTGTCCAGTGTAATCTAATAAAATTAAAATTGTTAACGCCTTCTTCAGCTTCTGTCCACACCTTATGAAACCAGTTTCCCATTCCATTTGGAGTAGAAAGAGCAATACATTTACCACCAGTTGCTAGTGTCTGTTGAGCTGCCGCCCATATTTCATCAATGTTTTTAATAAACGCAGCCTCATCAATTATCAAAAGTGATAACGCTTCAGAACGACCCGCTTCTCCAGTTGAAGAAATTGCTTTTATTTGTGAACCATTATTATATCTTAATGATAGTTTATTATCTTCAACACATCCTTGTTTTAGCCATTTAGGCAATTCTTTATGCATAACCCTAACTTTAGTTACCAAATTCTTCGCAACCTCTTGTTTAGTAGCAATTACTAATATGTTCTTATCGGCGTGAAAGTTCATTAACCATAGGGAGTAACCTGCAGACAATGTAGATATACCCAGCTGTCTAGCTTTTAATATTACGTTATAATCGTTTTCTTTAAAATCAACTAAAGTTTTTTCCTGGAACGGGTATAAATTAAATTTCATTTTACCTCTTACAGGATGTTGAATAGTGCAATACTCTCTCATGAAGTATACTGGATCTAAAGCGCACTTAACGTATTCTTCTTTAATTTTTGCTTTTATTTGTTTATTATTCACCATCTAATTCAGCGTTTAATTCTTTTAATATGGTTTCTACCTCTAATAGTGTAGAGTCTAACTCTTTTAATGCATCTTTAGCTTCGTCTTTCATTCCATCTGGTACTACGTGTTTTTCTACATGAACATATCCAGTATCGACATTAACTGGTTCAACAATTTCCATATCTCCTTGTTGTAACCAATTATTAATAGATTCTTTTTGTTCCATTATAGCGGCTTTTCTATTCTTATAAAATTTTTTCTTTTCCCATATTTCGTACTTTCCAGTTACTCTAAGTTTATGTTCAAGTTGTTGTTGACAATCAAAGCAATGATCGAAGAGCTTCCACATTTTATCATCTAATCTACTCTTCATTACTTTGTTACATTTTGGACAAAACCATGGCATACGAACTTCTTGCATTATTTTAGTAAGATCAGACTCGACATTACCCTTAGGCTTTTTCTTTTCTTCATTCATACTAACGAAGATCTTTTTTTCTGGTTCTTTACCAGTTAATAAGTCTCGTAAATATCTATCTTCTTGATTCATAACCTACCTCGCGAATTTCATTAATCCAGTAATTTGATTTATTGGAGCAAAAAATCCTGTAAATTTATATGTTTTACCTTTATACTGGAAAACTAAACCTTCTGACGGTACTAATTTTGACAAATCTCCCATAGCAGTTATTTTATTAAGTTGCGTTTTTAATATTCCTATGGATTTTGGATCTTTTTTACTTCTAATCTTTTTTGCCGCTTTTTCTAAATCTTTACGTAAACTTTGAACAGTTTTTTCTGGGTTTGGAGCTACCCAATTACTAACGTTAGTCAATATTTCTGCTCCTAATTCAAAAAATAACTCTTCAAACGGTTTCATATTATCCTTTAACATTTTCATGTGATCTAACTTTTCAGTTGCTTTAACCCATTCGACAAATTTTGGGTGATCTACCTTTAATTTGTTAATTGTGGTCATTTTATACGACTTATCACTAAATGCCCATCTTCTCATAAGAGGATATAACACATCATCAGAAATATTTTTAAAATCTGTCGACATTGCACCTGCCATAATGTATTCTAACCAAAACATTTGATGATAAATTGAAACCTCATCTGTGTCCTTCAGTTTATATATATTCTTGAGATTGTTCAAAGTGCTAAAAAATTTAGATCTAAGCTTACCATAATCCTTTGACTTGGTCATATTCAAAACATTAGGACCTTTAAACGAAAATTTAGTTTCAATATCTTTATTTATTTTGTTTATTGCTGCAGCTATTTTAGTACCACCATCTTTTACTGCACCCTTTGGAGTCCATTTTTCATCATACTTTAGTATTCCATGAAATATTAACTGTGCTCCTGCATCATAGTCTATAACATTTTTAGTTGACGGATAAATTATTTCTAAGTTGGCCCAATTTTTACCATTATCAAAAAATGCTATTTGATCATTAGCACTTAACTTTTCTAATACTGATTTTAAATCTTTCATAGAATAAACAAATGCATCTCTAACATTTGGTATATGATGCTTAAATTTGTTTTCTACATCTTTAAGTGACATTCCTCCACTTTTTAAATTTCCTTTATTTCTAGCTGCGACTGCTTTTCCATTTATAACCGATATCATAATATTTTGACCATCTAATTTTTCTGTTGCCGCAACTTCTTTATTCAATTCTCCTTGTAAACCTTGGTCTATTATGGATTTTAAATCTCCAAATGTTAAACCATAATCATCAAACGGGTGTGCCATGTGACCATACGCTCCTCCCATAAGTAATAACTCCTTTTTTCTTATAACCTGTTCTTTAAATGCTGAAGAAAACAAAGAGAATGTTTTAGGATCAAAATATCCAAACATTTTCTTAAAAAATTTCTTCTTAATTTCTATATCATATTTTTCCGATCCTAACAATTTTCTCATTGTAGTTCCACTTATTTCTTGTCCTCCAACTTTAACAGAAATATGAGGAGCTTGAAGAGTATATCCATGCTTTTTAAAACCAGTCAATCTCATATAATTTTTTCTATATGGCATAAAATATTTTCCACCAGATAATCGTCCTTCATCTTTTTCTCCAACTGCGAATACAACAGCAGTTGTGTCTTCATCATATTTTTTAAGTATCCCCTTTGGAATATAAGGTTGCCTTTCCATTTTAATAGCACTTGAAGGAATTCCCATTTTTTGTATGTGTTTTTTCTTTTGAGAAAAATTCATAGGATGTCTAGAACCGCCTTGTTTATTACTAGTTACTACAAAAACGTCATCAAACCTTTTCTTTAAAAAATCGTATACTTCCTTATGATGTGGACCAAAAGGTTGAAATCTACCAGGATAAATGGCTATTATTTTCTTAATATTATTTTCTTCTTCTTTTATTTCCCTCTTACTCAATTCAATTGCCTTTAATTGAGACATAGCCTTTTTCTTAGATGCATGTGTACCTAAACGTTTTCCACCCTTTTTAGGGTAAACTACATATTTTCCATCAACTTTTTTTATAGTTTCCTTTAATGAGACTGTAATGCACTCATTTAATTTACCTTCAAATTCCCATGACGTTTTTCGTTGAGATGTTGGAATTATTACGACTTGACTTTTTCTTTCTTTTCCAACCCCCATCCACTTAAGAACTTCCCATCCAAGTTCTTTAACAATTGTTGCCATTTCTTTTTGGTATTTTTTATCTCCACTACTTAACGTTCTATCTCCAGATAATATAGCACCACCATAAGAAACTGAATTTGCTCTTCCTTTCATACCAGAACCATCATCTGTCATCATATTAAGTTGGAAAAATGGATCAGAAGCACTTTTATCTAATATGTAATCTACAACTGGCCAACCTAATACTTGTAATGCTTTATGTTTTGTAATACGCTTATAATCTCCAAATCCGGCAAAGAAGTCGTATAATCCCTCATCGGAATAAACACCTTGAACTTTATTTCCTTCATTTAAAATTCTTGTTTCATGTAAAAATTGATCAATAGTATCATTATCTAATACTGCAGAATTTTCACCATAAATTACATCGTGTGCTAGTTGTTTTGAAAATTTAGACATAGTTTTTATCTACCCTTAATATACAAAATAAAAACATAAAAGTACATGCTTTTTTTAAAGTTTTTCTTTTATACTTCTAAACTGCGTTTGAACCAACCAAAATAAAATTTAGCTAGATCTGGTTTTCGTTCAATTAGTGTAGCATAATATTTTACTCTATATGCTCTTACTCTCTCTAATTCAACATTTTTTAATGCACCGATAGTCATTGGTCCCATACCGCCATCTATTTTTAAATTAGCACCTTTAGCATTTGCTGTTTCTTGCATAATTTTAGTTGCGCGACCTCTTCCCATATTAACACACATAT